GCAAAAAAACTTACTGATAATAACAGTTATCTAATCCAATTTAATATCCCACATCAACATATAGTAGTCTTTGAGCCACATCAAATAGAATTAGGCACATATAGACTAATAGAGGACTTTAGTACCGATACCATAAAGAAGTATGGATATAAATACATAATAGAAGAACTACCTGAAGAAATGATAGTATCAAACTTCGTCGATAAATTGCCTAAAAAAATAATTTCCTTATTTTCTTGACATTTGTTTTAGAACTCCATATACTATAGTGTTAATTAAATAAAGGAGATTAAAATGAACACAAATATTAAAAACAACAAAATGGGTTTAGGTCTTAATGATAGCAATAAAAGATATATGATTAAATACAACACTTCTGATATGAATGTTTTTAAAGTAGAAAAAACTTATTTACCAAATGGAAGAAGTGTAAGATTGCAATTTAAGACTATTGCTAACTTAACTGAATATCTTTATAACGATGGTTTTGAAGGTTTTAATGAGTTAAGTTTAGTTGAATTTCCTCAAATGTTGGTAAATACTTTTAACGACAAAGGAACAATCTTGTAATACCTCTTAATATCAGTTAGACAAATTAGCCCCTCAATCGAGGGGTTTTTTGTAGTCCTAAATAAATTATCTTTCTCAACAATATCAACACTTACAAGCATTTAGAACTCTTAGATAAGAGTTTCTTGTAGTCTTTTTCCCTATAGGGTAGAAGGGTAACACCTTCCCTTTCGTTTTAATAACGAACACATAACCTTCAAATAGTGGGGTGATTAGTTTGGCTGCAGCTAAAACAACAAAGGTTGTAAAACAACCAAAAAACAACGAAAAACTTGTTGGTGGAATAACTGGCAAGGGTTGGAAAAAAGGACAATCAGGTAATCCTAATGGAAGACCTAAATCAGGTTTTGCCTTAAATGAATATATCACCGATTTGGCTAATGTAGAATTAGAAGATAAAAAGACTATGTTAGAAGCTGTTGTAGGTAAAGTATATGAAGAAGCATTAGATGGTAATATGAGTGCTATTAACTTCCTGGCAGATAGAATCTTGGGTAAACCAAGTCAAAGTATAGGGATTAAAGATGTTTCAGATGAACCAATTAAGGTATTTGATATAGATGGACTGGACGATTGATGCCACAAGGAAATCAATCCTTAAAGACCCTGCGAGATTTAAGATACTTTCTTGTGGGAGGAGATGGGGCAAATCGATGCTATCAGTATTGTTCTTACTTCATAAACCTTTTAAACCGAATGAAAGAAGATGGATTGTTTTTCCAACATATAGACAAGCTAAGATGGTATCTTGGAGTATCCTCAAAAACATTTTTGCAAATAAAAATGTTAGTATCAATGAAACTGAATTATCTATTACACTTGATAATGGAGCAAAGATTGAGCTTAAAGGTGCAGACAGAGGCGAAGACAGTCTTCGTGGAGTGTCAGTAAATATGGTGGTTATGGATGAATATGCTTTTATGAAAGAGAATGTATGGGGGGAAGTCATACAACCTACTTTAGCAGAAACACAAGGTAAAGCATTATTTGTTGGAACACCAAGTGGATTAAACCACTTCTATGATTTATTTGTTAAAGGACAAACTGAAGGTAGTGATTACAAGTCCTGGCAGTTTACCACATTAGATGGTGGCTTTATTTCTGAACAAGAAATAGAGAATGCCAAAAAGAATTTAGATAAGAGAACTTTTCAGCAAGAATATGAAGCAAGTTTTCTTACTGCTGCAAATAGAGCAGCATACAATTTTAGTAGAGATATACATTGTAGAGTTATGGAGAAGTCCCCAAGAATGTTTTGGGGAATTGACTTTGGGGTAGCATCTTACATGACTGCCTTATTAATGTGTGAAAATACTGCAGGGGAAGTTTATGTATTTGATGAGATTGGATTACAGAACTCTAACACCTTTGAATTGGCTAAGCTAATGCAGTTAAAAGGTAGAGGATTACCAGTATATCCTGACCCAGCAGGTAAGGCAAGAACTTCTAATAGTACCAAGTCTGACCATAGAATATTACAAGAGGCAGGATTTACAGTCATCAGTAAAAAATCCAACCCAACTCAAAAGGACAGACTAAATGCCTTGAATAAGATGTTGGAAGATGCAACTGGGAAAGTAAGACTATTTATTAATCCTAAGTGTAAGAACACTATTAGAGATTTAGAACTATGTACTATGGAGAATGGTCAAATACTAAAGACTGAAACCTTATCTCACTTCTTAGATGCTTTATGTTATCCAGTAGATTATAGATATGGATTCAAAGGACAAGCTAAGGCAATAGAATGGTAATGTTTTTATTAGGAATGAGTGTTGGAATTATTATTAGCATGATAAGTGCTATGGTATGGGGATACCGATTAAGTATAAAAGAAGAAGAACTAAGCAGAGAAATGATAAAGGATTTCCAGGATAGATTCTTGGAAACCGAAGAACAAAAAATTTATAAAAGGTATGAATCATGATAATTTATAATTTAACAGAAAAGATGTTGTATGACTTGTTAATGGATACAATAGAAGAAGGATTAGAAAAAGAACATAGTGAACGAGAAAGATTGTTAGACTATTTCGAGGGTATCAATCTTGAGCACGACATTAAAGGATTCTTTGATAGTGAATCTTTATCACAAATCCCACCTATGTACATTAATCTTGTTAGAAATATTATTAGTCGTAGAGCATTGGTATATCAACAAGCACCAGTAAGATACAACGAAAAATATACAGATGTCTTAGGCAACTTTGATTCTGTAATGAAACAATTTGAACAGCTTACTTATCTATTAGGTACAGAAGCTTTATATACTCATTGGGACGACAATGCAAAGAAACTAAAGTACAGACCAATCCACTTCTTTACCCCATTCTTTAAACCTAATGAAGATGAACCTTTTGCTATTATGTATCAAGCAGAATCACAGCTACAAGGTAGAACAGAAGATGCTCAATATATGTTTTGGAGTAAAGAAACAGAAGATATGGAAGGCAAACACTTTATGATAAGCAGTAGAGGTGCTATTACTTCTATTGTAGAAGGGGATAGAAACCCTTATGGAGATGTCTTACCATTTAACATAGCACATAGACACCCATTCACAAGAGATTTCTTTAGAGAAGGGGCATCAGACTTAGTAGATGGTATGAGAAGTATCAACATTATGCTTACCGAACTTGCTTTACATGGCAGATTCCAATTAGGACAACCAGTCTTTACTGGATTAGATACTGAACAACGAATCACTATGGGACAAGATAAAGCCTTAGTATTACCTGAAGGTGCGAACTTCCAATATGCAACTCCTAATGCTAATGTCCAGGCGATGATTGAATCTACAAAGTATATGGTAGATAGTATTGCACAATCCAACAATGTTAGAATCAACTGGGCTGATAAGAGCCAGGAAAGTGGATTAAGTAAAAAGATGTCTGAATTAGATTTAATGGATGCACTACGAAGTGATACAGAACAAATCTATAGACCATTTGAGAAACAACAATTTAGAATTGCTAAAAGAATATGTGAAGTATCAGGTGGTATTAATCTTGGCGACCAATTCAGTATAGACTTTGCTGAAAGAGAAGTGCCTATGAGTGCCGATGAAGAAATTAAATACTATTCTTGGGCATTCCAGAACGATTTAGAAACAAGACAATCTTATTTAAGAAAGAAGAATCCTGACTTACAGGAAGAAGAAATTACAGCTATTGTGGAACAGATAGATGCTGAAAAACCACAAGAGCAAAATGAAACACAATCTATCTTTGATAGAATAGGTGAACAAGTTGGCTAATTTAGATTTCTATAATAAAGAAATAGAAAATATCCAACAACAGTTAATTGACAAATTGGATAACCTGGTAGTAGGGTTAGGTAGAGTAACCGATACTGAACTAATGCAGATTGCTAAGCAAATAGACTTCTTTGCAGAAATGGAAACATTAGGGTTTACTAAACTGATGAATAGAGTGGGTAAAACCTTTGATGATGAGATAGCAAGAGTATTTGCAGAACTATCTAAAAGAGAGTTAGGACAAGTATCTGCAGCAAGTATCGATGCTTTAAGAGAGTTAAAGAACTTT